TCGCCGGATATGTCACGTGAAACATCACTGGCGATTGTGAAGCTCGTAAAGGCCAAAGAACTGAAACACCCATAGGAGGCAACTATGGCAATCGGGAAAGTCGTAGACTTCTGCTGCCGGTGGTTCGCTATCGAAATCGGATACAGCTCCAAGTATGATGCGACTGGCATTTGGCTCTTTGGCCCGCACCATAATCAGCGGTCCAGGAACGGTGCCCTCAGGAGTGAGTGCCAGTTCATTTTCTGGTGGCTTGACCAAAACGATAATAGACTTTGGCTCTGCCCATGGAAGGGCAATGAAGGTGCCTTTTGGCCCAAGGCGGGACGTCGCTTTCGGTTCACTCGATGGAAGATGGACCCGCGCCTGAAGCAATTCCCCGTGCGGCCTATAGAGTACCGTGATTTGCACATAGCAAGACACTCTCTGTCTGCCAGCCTCGCCGCTGCAATAGCCAGGGTGCTGGGCCTGTAATGGAAGCCCACGCTCCCGCTCCATACGACAAGGACGTTCTCATGGCGGTGCGCGCATGCATCGCCGGCAAGGCCAATGAAGGCCAGCAGCAGACGGCCATGGACTGGATCATCAACCAGGCCAGCAATTACTACGACCTGAGCTACCGCAAGCAGGATAGCCATGCCACGGCCTTTGCCGAAGGCAGGCGGTTCGTCGGTGCCCAGATCGTCAAGATGTTGCGCGAAGAAACATTGAAAGCTGTCGAAAAAACCGTGCAAAAACAAAGGACTTCTGCTAGAAAATAACGAGGACGCAAATCGCTGCGAACGAGATGCGCCCTCTAATCATCCGATCTGAAAGGAGATCACGATGACTACTTCACTCATACCACCGCCGTTGTTCCGCAAAAAGGTGCGGCAAGCGGAAATCCGAGATGGGTTTGCACTGGTCCCTCTCACGCAGGGATATTTCGCCAAGGTCGATCTTCCCGACCTACACTTGGTTGCCGATCGTAACTGGCAGGCATCGTCAGGCGGAGCCGGCCGAATCTACGCCAGCGCTTACTACCGCATTGGCCCCAAGAAGTACGGCCGAATCCTCATGCACCGCCTCATCCTTGGGTTGGTGGAGGATAAGCCGGAGGTGGATCATTGGGACGGTGACAGTCTGCACAACTGCCGGTCCAATCTGAGAGTTTGTACGATAAGCCAAAACCGCGCCAATCGCGGGGCCTGCAAGCACAACAAGCTCGGCATCAAGGGCGTCTATTACAGACCAGACAGGCAAGTGTACCGCGCTGAAATCAGGGCGGAAGGACGTTCCCATTATCTTGGGGCGTTCGCCACAGCGAGTGAGGCATCGGCAGCTTACGACGCAGCAGCGTTGAGGCTGTTCGGTGAGTTCGCGGCGCTTAACGAAACGAGGCAAGAGGCACAGAATGACTGAGGCAGCAGCGGTCGAGAAGGCCGCCGAAACGACTGCGGCTGAGACTACGGCCGAAACCACCACGCAATCGACCACAGCGGCCACGACAGAGGCAGCGAAGACCACGGACGTAGGAAAGACTGCCGCTACCGAAACGGCGTCTAGCGAGGCTGGCAAGACAGAAGCCAAGTCCCCATGGGGCGACAACTGGCGCGAGGAAATGGCCGGCGGAGACGATGATGTCGCCAAGGCCATCTCCCGCTACGGCTCCCCCAAGGGTGTTGCGCGCGCCTTGCGTGAGGCACAGGCGACCATCCGATCGGGACAGCAGCGCATAGCCAAGCCTGATCCCAAGGATGAAAAGGCCATGGCCGAATGGCGCAAGGCCGAGGGCATCCCGGACGATCCGGCCGGCTACAAACTGCCAGAGACCGTCACCAAGCGCCTCGTTGACGAGGACAAGCCGGTCCTCAGTTCATTCACCGAGTTCGCCCACAAGAAGGGCGCCCGGCAGGATGTCGTGGATATCGCGTCAGAATGGTACGTCGAGATGGCTGAGGCCGCTCAGACCAAGCAGGTCGAGGCTGACAAGATCGCTTCCGAAGAGGCCGAGGATGCCCTTCGCAAGGATTGGGCGCACGGCGAGTACAAGGCCAACACCACGATTGCCCGTCGCTTCATCGAAGGCATTCCAGGCGTCGGCGCCAAATGGGCAGAGGCCCGTATAGACGGCAAGCGGCTCGGCGATATGCCTGAGTTCATTTCGTGGGCCGCAGACATGGGCCGCGAGAAGTTCGGCGATGTTGCATTCACCTCCAGCGATAGCGAGCGCAAGCACACCGCTCGCAAGGAGGAGATCGAAAAAATTATCGGGACCGATGCTTATTATGAGCAGGGCCTCGACAAGGAATACGCACAAATCCTGGAGAAGGAACTGAAGCGCAAGCGCTAACTGTGTCTGGTGACCTTGACCTTTATTGATGGCGTTATCCGTACGTGTTCCATGCCTTTGTAAAACATGATGGCCCCGCTATTATCGTTAAAATCGAACGTAACATCAGTTAACGATAGGCCGGCCTTTTGCAGTTTCCGCATTTCTCGAAGGATTGTTTTCTGAAAAAGGTCGCTCAGGTCGAACCATGATGGGCGCGACAACTGGCTGGCAACAGTTTTGGTGTAGCTTTCAAGGTATCTTGCGTTGTCGGCGAAATCCACGCCCCTTGAAAGAAGTTCGTATCGGACACGTTCCGTGGATTTTGGGCCAATTCCCTTCAACCTCTTGAAATCGCGGCGAGAGAGGTTCGCCACGTCGATAAAAGTCCTCAACCCTGCCGCCGTCATCGCCTCTACAGTCTGGCGAGACAGGCTAGTCATACTGCCACCAAATTCCATCACTGTGCCTCGTAGGTAGTTGATCGCGAAGCATACTACGCGAAGCGCCTGTCAGGCTAGCAAATCACTGGCAATTTCTGCCTTTTGAATCCCGGTTTCGACCGGATTTTTATTGCCCGCTCGGCCACCCCGGCGACGGCCCCGAAACGGCAAGTCTACCTGCCTATGACGTGAAGCCCCGAGAGATACCGGCCACCCCTCGCAAGAGGCCCCGGAACGCTTCCGGCCACCCTGCACGACTGCGGCTCCAAACCTCCCTCAACTCTTGAAAGGAACTGATCATGGCTATCGAAGCCGCAATGATTCAGTATCGCAAGGAGTTCGTCGGGGCTTTCGAGCAGCGCGTGAGCCTGCTCAAGGCCATGACGACCAAGGAAGCAGTGATCAGTGGCAACCAGGCCACGTTCCTCGTTTCCGGCTCCGGTACTGACACCGCAGTCACCCGTGGCACCAACGGGCAGATCCCGTACGGTAATCCCACGAACAACCAGAACACGGCCACGCTTGTCGAAAAGCATGCTCCCTACGAGCTGACCGGGTTCAACATCTTCGCCTCGCAGGGCGACCAGAAACGCATCATGCAGAATGCGTCGATGGCGGTCATCAACCGCGATATCGATCTCACGCTGCTTGCCGAACTGGCCAACGCTACCCAGGACTATCCTTCGACGGCGCAGACCGCGTCGCTGCAGATGGTCGCTGGCGCTCAGGCCATTCTGGGCAATGCGGATATTCCGGTGGAAGACGAGAACAACATGTTCGCGATCATCTCCCCGGCGTTCCGTGGCTACCTGCTTCAGACCACCGAATTCGCCTCTGGCGACTACGTGGATGTGAAGCCGTTCGGCGGTCCTGCCCGCAGGATGTTCCGCTGGATGGGCATCAATTGGGCCGTGTCCAGCCGCGTCACCGGTCTCGGTACCGCTGCCGAGATTTGCTATCTCTTCCATCGCGACGCCATCGGCTACGCGGTGAACGTTGGCGAGGAGAAAATCGCCATCGGCTACGACGAGAAGCAGGACGTGTCGTGGACCAGGGCCACCGTCTTCCACGGAGCAAAAATCCTCCAGAACACCGGCATCGTGAAGTGGACTCACGACGGCTCGGCGTTCGTTGCCACGTAAGGAGACGAACCAATGGCTTACGTTCCTGACAATCTCGCGATGGTGATCAACCCGGTGGGTGGCGCCATGCCTCGCGTGTTCATGTACTTCAACTCCGCTGCGGACTCGGACGCCACCATCGTTGGTGGCTCCTGGTTCTCGGACGGCGTGGCGAAGGGTATGCGCGTCGGCGACCTTGTCGATGCCATCAACACCGGCACCGCCAAGTACAAGCGCTACCAGGTTGCGTCGGTTTCCGGCGCGGCTGCCACGGTGGCCGCTCCGACCGCGATCACCTGATACGCGACTTCGCGGCTTCGGTCGCGGGTTGCCTCCCTCGCGGTCGTGGGGGCTGGCCTTGTGCTGGCCCCCGAACCGCTCCCAACAAATGAGGCACATATGAAGATCCCCGCCAACACGGCGCTCAACAGCGCTGATTTCACCCGCACGCTTCGGCGCATGGTCGTTCCAAACACCATGACGATGGAAGAGGTTTCCATCCCTGGCAATTGGGCCAACATCTTCGCCAAGGTCACGGTCGATGATGAGGTCATCGTCACGCCGGAAGACCGCTCCTGGCGCCTGCATCTGCTTGTTGTCGAGCGCGGCACCGGATGGGTCAAGACGGCTC